AGAAGCATGGTCTAAAGCATGTAACCAGCCTTTGCTACTTCTTAAATCTAACTTATCTCCTGAAAGACGGCTTTGCAGCACTAAGTCTGCTAGTGCATGTTTACACATTAGTAGATATAAGATTAAGGAGAGTGTCATTTTTTATCTTTCTCTACGTTTGCTAGCCTGGTTAGTAAATTTACCACTTTGTCAATCGCTCTAGAGTAGTGCATCAAACCAATTCTCAAACATTCTCTAATCATTCACTTTCTACTAAATAGGTAGCTAAAAGATTCATCTCTAAAACTCCATGAGGTTCCATTAAACCTTCATCTGTTGAAATATCTAAAACTCTCAATTCTACAAAACAAGGATGGCGAGCTGGCAAGAGACTGATTACATGATCGATATCATCGATTAAGGCTTCTGCACTTGCATTAACATCATCCTCGTCTTCGTCGTACACATACCCCCGAAGGTTGATTAAAATATTTCCGTATTTTACTCCTCCTCCGATATGGGTACGCGTTTCTTCTAGTGCATGCAAACAAATTATGGGAAAATCATTCACCTCCTCCAAAAATATATATCTAGGGTAAACATTTTCATGCACGTTATGCGTAAACTGATAAGCATCATGACCAAGCTGAGCTTGACCATATTTAGTATCAAGAGAACTTCTACCACCGTCAATGAAGCGAAGCTCTTTTACGAGAATCTCTAAAAGTTCAGTTTTTGTCATTTTTTTCACACAGTGAGCAGCGACAACAATCGCATACTTTTATTACGTGGTAACTTAAGTCATAGTTTTTCTCTTCTCTAAAAAGAGAAGAATTACAATGAGAATGATATCCACAGTTTTTACAACTATGGTTAGTTTTATAGCCATCTCCTACTAACATAAGTATACTATACTATAGGCTTTAGCCTATGTCCAACTCTTTTAACTAAATTTCAAAAATTCCAGTGTAAAGTGCGTGAGGGTGGGCGCGAGATACGGATTGAAACAAAAGTCCCATAACCGCCCTACCTACGCAACTATATTACCCTACCCTACCGGGGGCACGAAACATTATTACTCTACTAACTAATTGAAAACATTAACAAATAAAAATGACAAGCTATTGAAAACATTGAATAAAAAAATGAAAAAAATGCGTTTGGGGGCTTGATTTATTGATCGGCAATGCTTATATTCTATATATAAGCAATGAGGAGATATCGACATGATTAAATCTTTCGCTGAATTAGATGCTCGCTTTGCCGCTATCGCTGGCAAGGCACACACTGTCCGCCGCAATCATGCTGGCGCGGCTGGTGAATTATTTGAGGTTTTAATGCAAGGCGAAATAGTCGGCAACGATAAAGGCGCAGATTTTGCCGCTATCAATTGCGAGGCCAAGGTGCACACTTCAAAGAGCGCAACCACAATTTTTTGCATGGCCTTTTCACGCGGCATAAAGCCAGCCGAATTTTCTAAGCGTTTTGGATCGGGCACTGTCCGCATGGGCAAGATAAACAAGGCTGGCCAGTCAGTCGCGGTTGTCGGTGATGCGTTGATGGTAACTGTAAACGGGCAAGCGGTTGCTGGTTGGTCACTGACCGAAATTGCAAAGCGCATTGAGGAAAAAATGCCAAATCTGGCAATGGTAAACGCCACTAAGCATGACAACCGAGTGGTGTTCAATCAAATGTTTATTGGTAAGCGCGTTGTGGCTGATCACTTTATTGCTAGCATTCTTGCAGGTGATGTAGTGATTGAGATGCGCAGCGGTGCGGTGCAGTTTAGAGCGCAGTCTAAAATCATTGAAACATGGTTTGAGACTACACACTAAAATAAAAATTGAAATTGAACAGTATGTGTCGCTTCTAGGACATACAAATCAAAAAAACTGGTGTATAACTATTATACAAACTGAGGAAAGGAACTAAAAATGGAAATCAACTTCGACATCAACGATATTCAGTTTTTCACTGATGCCCAGCTTGAAGCTTGGCAAATCGCGCTGGAGCCTATAGCAGTCTCTGGCTTCAAAGCAGACCTTCTGTCTGCTATCAAAACAGAGATCGAGACTCGCAAAGAGGATTGGTTTTCAAGCGATCTTGATAACGATGGTCAGCCTAGCTGGGAGCAGGAATGGTCTGACTTTGGTGAAGTCTATGATGACTCATATGGAGATTATATATAATGACTAAGAAAATTCATATCATCAGACATCGTGTGTCAACTGAAACCTTGCGCAGACGTAACTATTTTAATTTTGTTGCAAAGCAAAAAGGTACTGTCACTCTCATGACTAAACCTAAAGGCAAAAAATAATGTTTGGGATTGTTGGTTCTCTTTTGGTCATTGGTCAAATGGCATTGCTCTCACTTGGTGCGCCAATCCATGTTGCGCTGTTGTTAGCTTTAGGTGCGGCAGGGTGTTGGATTTTTCACGCACTAGAACGTGGTGATCGTGCTTTGTTATTTGTGAATGTTGTTGTTGGGGGTTTCGCGTTTGTTGGTTTAATGCCTTAATAAACAAACACTTAGCGGGGCCCCGGGCGCTGGGTAACTCATTGTTTTTAAACGAAATCTTTTTTATTTTTTTTGCATTTTGTTGTGATTTGAACACTATTGGTCGTTCAGAGAACAGCATTTATCTCAAATTGCTGTATAACTATATATAAGATAAACAGAAAGAAAGAGAAAGAATGTTCAAGATTGTTTTAGATACCCCACCTTGGGATCCACCTTATCGCAAGATTGCTTCGACAACCTACAGAGATCAGTTTGGGAATGTGGTTAAGAACCCAGCCAAACATCTTGCAAGGTTGCAAGCTCGTAAAATGGCAGAAACTATTATGAAGGAGAAGAAATAATGACTACTTTTTACACTGCTGGAAAAGTCTGGCACAATGAAAAATTCCAAGCCCTGCGTGCTGATGGCTTTCCTGTTAAAGCACGTTGGATTGATCTAGATAACGATAGCGAGTTTGTCGCCAATCAAAAAGATCAGCTGTGGACTTTGTGTTATGAAGATGTGAGAGATAGCGACTTTGTGTTGCTGTATTGTGAAGATGAAAGTGAGGAACAGCGTGGAGCGTTGGTTGAAATTGGTATGGCGTATGGTTTTAATAAACCTGTATATGCTGTGGGTTCATGCAGAACAATTAAGCCTAACAATATTAGCGATGTTGCTTTTACTCACTACAAAAATTGGACTTGGCTAGATACTAATGATCTGGTTGAAGGTGCCAAGATGGCAATGAACATTGAAGCACTAAAAAACATTGCTTCGCTAGTTGCAGAAAAAGAAAAGGAGACTGCCTAATGGTTATCAAAGGTTTCAGATCAGGTGCTGACATCAAAAGAGCTATTCGCATTTGTCGAGCCATTCAAAAATATCTCGATGCTAAAAAGAAGGAGAACAACTAATGCCTTATATTCCACAAGATCGTCGTGTTGAGATTCTCGATGAAATGCGTAACGATGGCACTCACTGGTCACCAGAAAATGCTGGTGATCTCAACTATGTGATCACAACTTTTATTGACAACTTTATTTTTGAAAAAGGTTGTCGCTATGCACATCTCAATGAGATGATGGGCGCGCTTGAATGTTGTAAACAAGAACTATACAGGCGTCTAGTTGCACCATATGAAGATGAGGTAATAGAAGAAAATGGTGATGCCTATGTGGTTGTTCCTAAACGAGAGGCAGAATATTAACAAAAACAACCGCTTAGGCGGCACCGGGCGCAATCGGCTAAGTCCTTGAATTTATTGGGTTTTTTATCTCGTGTGACATATTTGCAACACAAGTCATAAAAAACTAGTTACAGCCTATTTTCTTGTTGACTTTCTAGTTTTGTTGGTGTATAACTATATATGTAATCAGTAAGGAGATATTAAATGTTTGTAAAGATCATCACTAAAACTTTTGGTTTTCGTTCGCAGTTTTTCAATGACGAGGGCGTTCTACTTGGGCAAATGCAGACTAATTTGTATCCTGAGCCTCAAGAGATAATCGAAAGAGCAGAACATTATCCTACTGAAGGTTGTGAAGAATGTGAGTTCATCGATTCTCGCTGTGTTGAATGTCGAATATATGAAGACATAAAAGTGCAAGGCTCAATGGGTGATTATGTCATAAAAGGAGAAAATTTAATATGACAACAAAGAAGTTTTTTGTGGGGCTATATCTAGCCTATAGCGTAGCGACTGATACCATTATTTGGGGCGGCGCTGTTTATCTTCTAGTCAAGGGTTTAATCATCTAATAAAATCAAATACTTGCACGTCCCCGGGGGCTGGCTAAGTCATTGAAATCCTTAAACAATTTAATTATTTTTTTTTGCATTTTGTCGTGATCTGAACACTATTGGTCGTTTGTAGGCGAGAACAAAATGCATTTCTAGTTTATAACTATATACATGATGAAGAAACAGAGAAACAAAAAAAGTAACCCAAATCCAATGGCAAAATCTCTGCGAGGTTTTCGCCCTAAGGTTGTGCGCTCGAAAAAAGCATACTCGAGGAAAGGTCAAAATATTGGCACGAAAGGTTATGATGCGTCAAATTACTGACTTGACTTTTTTGTTTTTTTGTTGTAATATACACATATCAAATCACTAGAGCCTAAAGGAGAAATTTTATGGCTGAATCAAATGCAAAGGTAAATGTCAACTATACCTCAGAAATGGTTGAAAAAATGGTTGCTATGTATGAAGAACTTGGCAACTCAGGTTTGGACTCAATCGCAGAAGCAATGGATAAATCTGTTCGTTCTGTTCGTTCCAAGCTGGTTCGTGAGGGTGTCTATGTCGCATCCCCAAAGGGTGTGTCATCCTCAACCAAATCTCAAGAGCCTTCAAAAAAAGAGCTTTTGAATACTTTGGAAGCAATCGTTGGTTTTGATTGCACGCCTCTAAATGGGGCAACCAAAGCTGGTTTGATTTCGCTGATTGAATACACTCAGCGAGACTAACCAAAAGAGGGGGCAGCAACGTCCCCTCTCTATTCACTTCTAATATTGCGAGGAAAAAATGGCTAAAAAATTCAATACCTATAAATCTATCCATGAGCCTATGTTTAAGAAAACATCGCAGGCTGCGCGCAAAGGTTCGCTCAAAACATCGAGCATGAACAAGCACAAGCGACGTTCGCACAAACTATATCGAGGTCAAGGCAAATAAAACCTTGACAGATTAGGTCTTAATAAACAAACACTTAGCGGGGCCCCGGGGGCCAGCTAACTCATTGTTTTTATTGGTTTTTTAGGTTGTGTGACATATTTACCACACTACTCAATAAAATGCAGTTGGGGGCTATTTTTTTGTTGACTTTATATGTTTTTTAGTTTATAACTATATACAAGATAAACAACAGAGAAAGAATACAAATGAAGAAACGAGTTTTTATTTTCGACCTAGATGGAACAGTTATTGACAGCGAGCATCGCACACCACGCGATGAGAATGGCAAGTTAATTCTTCAACAATGGTTTGATCTGGCAACGCCAGCAAACATTGCTAAAGATACTTTGCTTCCTCTAGCTTCACTTTTTAGAAAAGCAAAACGCAAACATCACCACATTGTGATTTGCACAGCTCGCACACTGTCAAAGGCAGATCGTGAGTTTTTATCAAGGCATGCCCTAGGTGCCTCTTACATTCTTTCAAGACCAGAAGGTGATATGACACCAGATGGTGAATTTAAAAAGAGGCTTCTTCAAGACCTTTTCAAGGTTCGCTTTCATGGTTTGAAAAAAATCATGTTTGATGACAATGATGAAGTCAGAGAAACTGTTTCAAAGATTGGGGTCAAAATGGTTGATCCTAGACCACTAAACGAGGTAAGCTGATGCTAATACTAAAAGGCAAATCTAGACATGGAAAAAATCGCATTGCTGCTTTTGGCAATCGGTTTATAATCAAAGAACAACGCAATCATATCCAAACAATAACGCACAGATCATGCATTGGTCCTTTTGCGTTTGTTCAATGCGTGGATCATCCAGAGGGTCATCGCTGGATTAGTTTACACGACGATCCTGATTTCGAAATCATTACAAGCACTTAACCCCGGGGCTAACTCATTGAATATGTTACAGATAAATCGCACAATTTTGGTCATATTGAAACATTTTGTGTCGCTCTAAGAACAGCAATTATCTGAGATTAGTTTATAACTATAAGAATGATTGAGATGAAAGGAAACAAAATGCAATCAACAAAATTCGTAATTCTAGACGTTGAGACTGATGGTCGTGACAATGTGGTTGATCTTGGCTATTGCGTCAGAACTAGATCAGAAAAAATTGCTCAAGGTGGCTTTCTCTTGCTTGACGTTTTCGCTGAGAAAGGTTCTTACTATTCTAAAGATTATTTGGGCATGGCAGACAGGCGAGAAATTCAACCAACTACGTTTGTCAATGCTCGCACGTTTATGAATGATCTGGTCAACTCTTTAGCTGGTCGCGTTATTCTCTGCGCTTACAATGCCAGCTTCGACAGGCGTGCGCTCAACAAAACTTCACTTCGTCAAGATGGCAATTTCTTTTTTGATCGTTATTTTGACTGGCTGGATATTTGGCGTGCTTGGGCTAATACTGCACCCAAAGCCTACAGAGAGCTTGCACCTTTTTCAGCTTCTGGAAAATATCTGTCTACCACTGCTGAGAATGTTTATCGCTTTGAATTTCAAGAGCCTGAGTTTGTCGAGGATCACACTGGCGAGGCTGATGCTGTTATTGAGGGAGAAATCTTTGACAAGGTTCTCAAGCGTAAAAAACGCTTACCAATCAATGACATGAAAGGCATGGTTTGGCGAGACTTCAAGGTTGAAGACGCTGAACAGGAAAATGAGAAACTACAACTTGAGTTTCTTGCAATGATGAAACGAATGGGGGTCTAAATGGCTAAAAGACACTTTGGAACAATATCAGGGAAATGCTCACTCTGTGGGATTAACCTTTACACAGAAAGCAAGAATCGTCCACATGTTGCGGCGATGCCTTGCAATATTAAGGCTTGTCCTTATGAAAAGTCAGAGGACCAAGCGTTAAGGTTTGCTGAGGAAATGAAGGTTTTGCCAGCTGGCAAAGGGGATATCTACTATGATGGTTGATTCCTCTTAAAAAACAAACACTTACAGGCGCCCGGGCACACGATTCTGTCAATGAAATCAATCACTTGCTCAACCCCGGGCGCATTTGTCCATTAAAACAATGCTTTGCGTAGTGATGTTCGTCCAAGAA